ACATTAAAAAAACAAAATATTATAATTCAAAAGGTGGTCAAACTATTAATTTACAAAAAGATCATTCTTTTACTGAATGTTTTTATAAACCAATAGAAGGTATGTTATTAATTTTTAGATCGTATTTAGTTCATAAAGTAGAATTAAAAAATAATAAATTAAAAGATAGAATTATTATAAGTTGGGACTTAGATTAGATGATACATAAAAATGGATATTGGTATTTTAAAAATGCTGTTAATAAAGATTTTTGTAAAAAGATTGAGGATATTGTAAAAAAAATAAAACCAATAAAAGGAACTATATCCGGAATAAATAATGCTAAGAAAGAAAAAGAAAAATTATTTAAAAAAAGAAATTCAGATATAAAATTTTTTTCAGATCAAGCTATTTATGATCAAATTATATATTATGTTAGAAAAGCAAATGAAGCAGCCAATTGGAATTATGAGTTTGATTGGGTAGAAGAGGCTCAATATACTATATATAAAAAGAATCAACATTACGATTGGCATTGTGATCAATCAAGTGAAATATATAAAAGCGATGATATTAATTTTAATGGTAAGACAAGAAAACTAAGTTGTACTTTACTTCTAAATGATACAAGTAAATATGAGGGTGGTGATTTTGAGTTTGATTTTAGAAATAATAAAAAAGGTAATAATATTAAAAAGGCCACTGAATTAACTCATCAAGGTGACTTGATAATATTTCCATCTTATGTATGGCATAGAGTAACGCCAGTAACAAAAGGAACTAGAAAGAGTTTAGTTATGTGGACAATAGGTCCTCCTTTTAAATAAGTTTTAAAGATGCCAAAAAAAGCTAAACAATTTATGTATAGTGTGCCTCTACCAAAACATGTGGAGCTATATCCTAAACTATGTGGTCATTTTATGACACCTACCTTTGAAGTAGTTTATCCAGGGGTATCTGATAAATTAAACATTAAAAAAACAAAATATTATAATTCAAAAGGTGGTCAAACTATTAATTTACAAAAAGATCCTTTCTTTAACGATCTTACAAAAAAAATAAAGTTAAGCGTTTCTATATTAGCAGAAAATTATTTTAAGATTAAAAAAGGGTATAAAGTAGACATCGTGTCTATGTGGTTAAATTCAAATGAAAAAAATATGAATCATCCTCCACATAATCACATGAATACTTTCGTAAGTGGTGTATTCTATTTAGGTGGGGAGACTAAAGAATATTCTCCTTTAAAATTTTTAAGACCATACGCTTTACCAAATTTACCAATCATTGAAGAATACAATCCAATAAACTGTAATGTTTTAGAATCAATATGGGAAAAAGATAAATTAATATTATTTCCATCTTATTTATATCACTATGTAGATAGAAACACGTCCGATAAGTCTAGGGTAACTATTGCATTTGATGTAATATTAAGAGGTAAATATGGAGAAATAATAAAGAATGGAGAAACAGTAGGACAATATAAAATATAATGTGGGTACATCCTCTTAAGAATCATACATTAATAAAAAATAAATTATTAGAATCTATTAGCAAGGTTCCTAAATTTTCATTAACTGAACATGAGAATAATAAAATATCTCATACTGATTTTTATTTATCTGCTTCCGTAAAAAGAGAATATTTAGATATTTTTTATGACAACATTAAGCAACATATGCTTATGTTATGTGAAAATTTTCATTCAAAAAATTGGAGGATTCATTCAAGTTGGTTTCAACAATATCATCGAGGGGATGCCCATGGATGGCATAATCATGGAGAATCTCAATTTGCAGGAGTTTATTATTTAGAAATGCCCAGTAAATCTATGGTCACAGAATTTTTAGATGGTTCTAAAATAAAAGCAAAAGAGGGGGATATATTAATATTTCCATCATATAAGTATCACCGTTCTAAAAAAAATGACTCTAAAAAGCGTAAAACTGTGATAGCTTTTAACTGTTCCTTTGATGTTTGGAATGGTAATAAGGGCTAGATTTTAAGTAAATCTCAATATATAAGGGATTATTATGCTACAAAAACTAGGCTTTGCACCAGGATTTAATAAACAAGTCACAGAAACCGGAGCTGAAGGGCAATGGTTTGATGGGGACAATGTACGTTTTAGGTACGGTACACCAGAGAAAATAGGTGGTTGGACTCAATTAGGTGAAGATAAATTAACAGGTTCTGCAAGAGCAATACATCAATTTGAAAACAAAGCCAGTGTTAAGTATTCTGTTATAGGCACTAATAAAATTTTATATGTTTATGTTGGTGGTCAGTATTATGATATTCACCCCATTCGAGCAACTTTAACAGGAGCTAATTTTACAAGCACCGCTTCATCTACAACGGTTACCGTAACATGCACCGGGACTCACGGATTATTAGAAGATGATATTGTTTTATTTGATAGTGTAACAGGATTAAGCGGATCTACATTTACCAACGCAACCTTTGAAGATGTAAAATTTATGGTTGCCTCAGTTCCAAGTGCAACTACATTTACAATTACTATGAACACTGCAGAGGCAGGAACTCCTGTAACAAATGGTGGATCAGCTTCTGTTTTATGTTATTACAATGTTGGTCCCTCTCAACAACTGGGTGGTTTTGGGTACGGAGCAGGTAACTGGAGCGGTCAAACAAGTGGAGCAGCAACCACTACTCTTGCTACAGCGTTAACTGATACCACTACTACAAACATAGTTTTATCTAGCACTTCAGCTTTTCCAACATCGGGAGAAATTAGAATAGATAATGAAGATATAAGTTACACGGCGAATGACACCAGCACCAACACTTTAAGTGGAGGAGCAAGAGGAGTTAATGGAACGACCGCAGCTACACATACTTTAGGTGCTACGGTTACAAATATTTCTGAATACGTTGCATGGGGAGAATCTTCAACAGCTGAAGACTTTACTATTGACCCTGGACTATGGATTTTAGATAACTATGGTCAAAAACTAATAGCACTTATTTATAATGGTCCTTGTTTTGAATGGGATGGATCTCCAACAAATGCTGTTAACGTTAGGGCAACTCTTTTACCTAACGCACCTACGGCATCGAGACATGTTTTAGTATCTACACCAGATAGACACTTAGTATTTTTTGGCACAGAAACAACAGTAGGTAATAGTGCTACTCAAGACGATATGTTTATTAGATTCTCTGACCAAGAAAGTATTGATCAAACAGACTCCTATACTGTAACTGCAAACAATACCGCCGGTACACAAAGATTGGCTGATGGATCAAGAATAATGGGAGCCCTTAAAGGTAGAGACGCAATTTATATTTGGACAGATACAGCATTATTTTTAATGCAATTTGTTGGTGCGCCTTTTACTTTTTCTTTTCAACAAGTAGGTACAAACTGTGGACTCATAGGTAAGAATGCTTGCGTAGAAGTAGATGGTAAAGCTTATTGGATGTCGGAAAATGGTTTCTTTACTTATGATGGACAATTAAAATCATTACCTTGTCTAGTAGAAGATTTTGTATATGACGATATTAATACTACGGCAAGAGATTTAATAAACTGTGGTTTAAATAATTTATTCGGAGAAGTTAATTGGTTTTATTGTGGCTCTGCATCCAACCTAATTAATAAAGTAGTCACATATAATTATTTAGACTCATCCGCTAACAGACCTATTTGGACAACCGGCACATTAGCAAGGACAGCGTGGGAAGATTCTGCTTTGTTTGGTAAACCACATGCAACTTTTTATGATTCATCTAGCAATAGTTCTTATGATGTTGTTGGTAATACCGACGGCTGTACAATATACTATGAGCATGAAACAGGGACCGATCAAGTTGACGCCGGTGGAGCTGTTACACCTATAATAGCAAACATAGCTTCTGGTGATTTTGATATTACACAACGTAGAAGCAGCACAGGACAGACAGTAGGTATGCCAGATTTAAGAGGAGACGGAGAGTTCATAATGAGAATAAGCAGATTTATACCAGATTTTATAGATCAAACAGGGACAACAGCTATTAAATTTAAAACAAGATTGTATCCAAATAGCACACAAGTTACCAATAGTTTCAATTGTACTTCCTCTACAACAAAAAAAGATGTAAGAGTAAGAGCACGACAAATTGCATTAGAAGTTGCAAACACGGGTGCAAATGAAGATTGGAAGTTAGGGACGTTTAGATTAGATATATCCCCAGGAGGAAGAAGATAATGGCTACTGACCAAGAGATAAGAGATCGAGGTTTAAAATATATTCCAGAACAACAGTATTTAAAATATCCTTTTGAATTACCCCAAGATCAAGAACCTGTAACTAATTCAGGTATTGTAAATACAAATGCTTTTATGAATAGTGGCGGTGGTGGCGGTGGAGCACTACAAGCTGGCGATATAAATTACAAAGATTTTGCAAGCGCTGGTTTTGATGCATATGCAAAAAGACAACCAACACCATTAGTTGATGATCTGTATCAAAGTAAACTTGATAAAACTTTTATGGGTTTTCCAAGTTACCAAACTGGACAATTAACGGGTGCAGACATGGGTGAGTATATTGGATCAGGTACAGATATTCCTTTAGAACTAACTACAGCTGGTAAACTTCAAAATATTGCAGGAAATATTACAGGTGGTATTCAAAATTTAGCGAATAAAGCAGGTGGCTTTGGTCCTATAAGTGCTATTCTTAGTAAAATGGATAGATTTAATACATTACCTGAACTTGATCAACAATTTATAAAACAAAGCATGGGTTACAAAGGTCCAACAGTATTTGGTGAAAATACTGGAGGAAATTATGTAGATCCTTTTGGTGTTAATGTTAGATCTGCATTTGGTAACTATGCGGAAAAAGTTAAAGATGATTATAGTAGTCTTGAAAAAAGTTTAACAGGAAGATTGTCTGAAAAATATGGTGTACAATTTAATCCTGAAACAGGAATGTTTGAAAATCCAGATGATATAAAAGCTGCAGAAAAAGCAAATAAAATGACTAATATGATGAGACAAAAATATATTTTTAGACAACAACAATTAAAACAACAAGCATTTAATGAAACAATAGCAGAAAAAAAAGCAAAAGAAATAGAAAGAATTAAAAATTTAGGAAAAGGAGGCTATGACCCTGCTGTACATGGAGAAACTAATTATGGGCAAGGAAGTGATGGTCAACAATCTTATAGTGGTGATTCTATAGGAGCAGGAAATTTAGGGTTTGGTGTGGGTGCAACAACTGGTGGACCTGTAAGTAATAGAACTGGTAGAGGAAGAACGGATTATATGGACGGAGGACTAGCAAGTATATTATAATGGCAAAAATTGTAAATTCATTAACCAAAGCTAATCGTGAATATAGTCAAGAAAATTTACAGTCTTTAGTTAGAGATCTAGATTCAGTAATAACAAAATTAAACACTTCATTTCAAGAAGAAATTAAACAGGAAATAGAAGCTAAAAGTTTCTTTCTAGAATAATGACAGTATCTAACATATATAAATTTTATGGGGTAGACAATATAACATCTACTGCAGCACAAACTATGTTTGGAACCTCTACTGTAGAAGGAGTTTCAAAACAAAACCCATTGATAAATGAAACATATATTATTAAATCTATCAAAGTTACTTCTGCGGGCACACCGACCGTGACTATCGCAAATAATGATATTACGACTATTAAAACAGCGGCTTTAACAGCCAACGTAACACAAGAATTATTAACTCAACCGTTAATAGTAGAGGGTGACACTACCCTAAAAATAACATCTAGCACTACCGATTCGTTCGATATTGCTATTAGTTATCTAAATATCAAAAAGGAGAGATTAGATTAATGGAAATAAAAGAAGCTAAAGTAGAGACTACGTACAGACACAAGCAAACAGGCGAGCTTTTTAAGGAAAGAAAAGACTGGGAAGCCAAGGGATATAAGAATGAAGATATGGCTCAGGACGTAAATGTTGTCATGCCGCCTCTTGATTTAATGAGCAAAACCAAGTAAACATAGAAATTAAGGTAAAATTATGGCTATATCTAGAATGCAACAACCACAACAAATGCAAGGTGGATTAGGTTCCCTACAAGACCCTAGACAAGGTTATTTCTTAGGTAAACTTGTAAAGAAAGCTGGTCGTGCTGTAAAGAAAGTTGTTAAAAGTCCTATAGGTAAATTAGCTTTATTAGGTGCTGGAGCATATGGTTTAGGTGCTTTAGGTGCTGCAGG